CTAATGACTCTAATGCAGTATTCATGGCTTGTGCCTTAAATGCTTTATTCTCAGCTTTGAGTTTTTTGAACTCATCTCTAAGTTGTTTTATATTGTCGTTAGATTCTACAGCTTCTTCAATTGCATCTTCTGTAGCTTGGTCTAATTTATTTTCTTCCATTATTTTCTCCATTTTCTCTAGCATATTTAATCCCATATAACATAATCGCTAGGTAATTAAGGGGATTTCACAAGGATTTACGAATGTCAAACAACACACCTTGGCTGTGTCATCGCGTTTGCAGCCCTATATTTTGTGTGCCGAATCCTGCCAGGCACTACATCTAGTATAGCAGGTTTATTGTTCTGTCAAGCCAGTTACAGCACCTTGTCTATTTTGTCTAGCACCTGTTGCTACTGCACTAGCTGATTCTGCTTGTGCTGATAATGAACCTACTTGTTCCATAAAATCTGTATCAGGAGCTGCTCCAAACTCTGCAAACTCTAATGCTGTATATGTTTCATCAGGTCTATTAAATCTTCTAGCTAATCTTGATGCTGTAATAGCTCTAGCTGTAGCTGTTTCAAACTCTCCAGCAGCTCTTTGTGCAGTTAAACCACTACCGATAAGTCTTTGTACAGCATCAAAGTCTATATCTTCTCCTGTCACTCTTTCGAATGTTGCACTAATTTGTGATACATTTAATCTTCTATTTAATATTTGTGCATTTACTTCAGGGTCAATAGCTAAAGCAACAAGTGTTGATGCCTTAGGTTCTACAAACTCACCGAGTTCATTTGAATAATACTCTTGATATTGTCCTAAAATTTGTGATTTTTGCTCATCAGGAACAGCATCTATTGTTTGTTGCACTGCACTTAATCGCTGTCTCATTTCATCTGGTGAAACATTGTTAGCTAAAAGTTTTGGAAATACTGTATCAATATTTTCTTTTGCATAACCGCCTAAATTAAATTCATTAAAATGTACAATCACAGCTTCTTTATTTTGCAGATACTGTGCTTCTGTCATTCTTAAAGAACCATCTGTTCTTTGAATACCTTCAAACATTTCACTATATTCAGGAGCTGAACGCATTGCAGCCAAAGCAAAAGTGTCTTTTCCAGACTTAATGTATCCATCTACATATGCTTTAATTAATTTTTCACCTCTTTGAGGGTCAAGTTTTGTAATGTAAGGTAGTAATACTTTTGCTTGCTCAACTGTAAAATTAGCTGAAAATGTTTCTGATAAAGGTTTGTCTGCTTCTGCAGCAGTATTACCTTTAAAATTTACTCCCCCACCTGTAAAAGATGCTGCTTCTGCCTCTGCAAAATTAGTTGTATATCCATTCTCTTCTAAGTCTTGTATTAATTTTGTTTTACTCGTATCAATAGTATATCCCTCTAGAAAATCTTTTCTATAATAAGTTACTGTTGCCACTATATACTCCTAACTACTGGACCACCTAATGATTTATTCATAAGGTCTGCTACGCTATATCCAAAAAACTCATTACCTGTATCATAAGCGTTTTGTCTAAAATTTACAGCCGATGTATTGTAATCGTTTTGAAACTGTGATAAAAAGAAATCAGATTCTTCATCTGGTGCTTCACCATAAATTGAAGCATAAAGTTTTATGTAAGGTGCTGCTACTTTATTGTAGTTTAATCCTTTACCTGCAAATCTTTCAAAGTATGGATTGTTGTCAAATAAATTTTGATAATATGCATTTGCACTTTCTTCTCCCTCAGTAGCAAACAACATAGCACCTTTTCTTTTATCTGCTTCTGATAAACTGTTAAATGCACCTGCACCTAGATATGAAATACCTTTTGCATTATTTTTATTATTGTAAATAAAATCAGATAAGTCTAATCCAGAACTATCTGAAGTCAACTTTGTTTGCTGTGATTTAAACAAATTGTAATATGGACTGTTAACATCCACTTCATATCCATCAATGTTTTCTACATATCCTATAAATTTAGGTAGTAGTGCAACTGAAATTTGTCCTTCTACAGCTCTCTGTAATAGCTGCTCATATAGTTCTGGATTATCTTTTTTGTAGTCATTTGGATTTATACCTAGTCTAACAAAAGCACCTTCAAGTTGTGTTGCTCTTGTTTCACGCAAAGCTAATAACTTTTGGTTAGGCTTTCCGTTTATTGTGTAACCTTCAGTTCCTAATGCATTTAAATATTGAATTGTTTCTGTTGTATATGGTGCTTGTATTTCTAATAATCTTGGGTCATCTTCTGATATTGGTGTTCCATTTATAATAAAATCAAATAATAATTCCATACCTGGATAATCAGTATTACCATCTGCATCGACCACTGCATCAAAAAACCAAGGAGCTACATCTTCATAAAGTAATATTCTGTCATCAAATGTTTCTCCTGGACTCCAGTTATCAAGGTTTGCATACTTATTAGATATATCACCTACCATAAGAATATCTTCGCCTAAAAGTACTCCAGGTGGTGTTGTAACTGCTCGTGGTCCTACTCTTTTGTTTCCAGCTACAGTATCTCCAAAACCATAAGGATTATATTTTTTTCCAGCATTGTATGCTAAATAAGAAGTCCCTTGTGGTTCATCAAGTGTTGTAGATATATCCCAAAGAAAATAATAAAAGTCTCCATCATAATAAACTTCTTCAGGTGTAGGTTTATTAGAATATGAGAATACACCAGCACTTGCTGTATTTACTTCTGTATTATCAGTAGTCCTATAATCTTTTATATTTTCTACAGTTGGTTCTTCTGTATGTCCAGGTTCGTGTGGCATTATCTCCTCATCGCTTCTAAAATTTCATCACTTAATATATTTTTAAGTTTAATCGAAGCTAACCAAGCTCGTTGTCTTTTTCTATTATCAACTGATGAAAATACTATTCTTTTATTTAAAGGCATTGGTTTTCCGTCTTGTAATAATCTTCCTGTACCTGGTTCTCTATCTGGAGTATAAAGTCTCTCAGGGTCTACAGCATCTGGAGGTATATTCATTTCATCTATTTTTTCATAGGTATATTGTTTTGCATAATCAATGAATTGTGGTGTCTTAGGATTAGTAACAAAACTATTCCAAGTAGACCAGTTATCATATCCATTTGCACTTTGCAAAACAATTAAATATGCTTTTGCTGCTAATGTAGGATTCTCTGATATTAACGAACTTAATTCTGGTCCGTCAATATTTTGAAACTCTGGAACAAATTTATTATTTATAACTGTTACATCTACATCACTTGTATCTTTACCCCAAGTTTGTTCATAAATTTGTGCAGGTGAATAAGATTTTTCGTCTCCTATTGCTTTACCCATACCTGGTCCATCTAAATCTACTTGATTACCTTTTCTCCATTCAGCAGCAGATATGGCAATCATATTATGTAAAACTTGTAAATCTTCTGATGGGTCTAAATCTAATGGCATACCTGCTTCTTTTAATTCAACTGCAGCAGCTACTATTTCATTAATCCAATCTATCCATGGAATTTGTTCTCCATCCATTATCTACCTGCACTAAAAGCAGCAACAAGTCTTGCTGTTCCTTCTTTTCTAGCCTGGTCAACTTGATTTGATTCTATAAGTTCTCCATACGTAGAGAGTATGTATTTATTAAGTTCATATTCAAATGCATTACTTACATCTTCAGAACTCATAACTGATTGTATTTCATATTGTTTATCAGGCAAATTAAATTTCTTTCTTCTCAAGGCATCTTCTTGAGCCATTCTTAATTGATTAGCATTGAGTCTATATGAATCACGAGCTTCTTTGTTAAGTTCTTTTATTTTATTATTTGCCCAATCCTGTATTGCATATACAGATAAATCAGTATTAGGAAGTCCAACAGATGTAATTGCATTTTCTATTTGTTGGTTAAGCAGTCCTGGTTTTGGAATATAAACTATATCTGGTCCTGTAAATATAGGATTTGTGTCTGTAAATTTAATACTATCTAAACTATCTAAATAGAAATCTCTTACAAAACCTAAGAAAGCTGCATTATTTCCACCTGATGCAATAGCAATATCTTCTAAATCATTTGTATCAATTCCAAATTCTGTTTTTGGATTCATGTAATAAAATGATTGTGCAACAGCTTTTTGTGTAGCTTCATCATATCTACCCTCTGCAAAACTATTTGGTTCTAAAAATCCTGCTTGTACTAATGCAAGTTGAAAATCAATAACCCTTTCAGCAGGTAAATTTTCTAAAAATCCAACTTCTAAACCTTGATTATATAATGGTGTAAGATTTTGATTACCTGCTGAATCTCTGTATGTTTCTAAAGCAAATGGGTCATTTGATAAACCATAATATCCTATATCACTTCCTTGTGTAAAACCTAATTCAAATTCATAAGCACCTGATAAAAGTTCTTCGTTGTTTGCAATCTGGTCTATTTCAGCAAAAGCATTCATTAATTTATTTACATTGCCATCCTCTGTATATTGTTTATAAGCTGCATCTCTAAGCTCTTGTGGAGATAGTTTTTTTTCTTCTGCTTTTACTCTAGCTCTTGATGTTTCTGCAACTCTTTGAACAATATTTGAATATGCTACTTGAGATTCTTCAACACTATCTCCAGCAATTAAACCAGCAGCTTCTCTTTGTGCATCTATTTCATCAGGAGTTCTATCTTCTAATGCACCATCTGCAACACCTTGTTTAAAGCTATTTACACCCTCTGCTAAACCTTGACCCATCACGTAACCAAAGTATGCTTCTCCTGTCATTCCTAACATTTCAGGATTACCAAACTCTTCAAATATATCGTCTGCTAATTCATCAGGTAAACTATCAAAAAAATCTGCAATTTTTTGACCAAGCAAAGAACCAATAAAAGATTCAGGGCTTTGTCCTAAATATGCAGGGTCAACAGAAGTAAATCCAGATGCTTTGGTATCTGACCAAGCTCTTCCTAATCTATAAAAAAGTCCTTTTTTCTTTTTATTCATTAATACTCCATAGGTGTAAATACATCGGTAAACTCTTCTTCTACTTCAAACCTTAGTATATCATCATAAACATAGTAGAAATCTGGAAACTGTGAAAATAGTTCTTGTGCTTTTCTTCTTAATACTTCTCTAAAATATGTGTATTCTTGTCTTTTAAGGGTTGCTCTAGGTCCATCTCTTCTTTGTATTTGTGCAAGAATACTATCTCTTATTTCTAAATATTGAACTAAACCTTGCATCGATGGTAATTCTTTAAGAGCTAATGATTCTCCACTAGGTAGTGTTACTGTTCTTTCTCCTTCTCTTTGAATCATATCGATAAGCTGTAGTCTTTTTGATTCAGCATCAATAGCTTTTGCAGTTGTAGATGTTTGTCCATAACCTGGATATTCTTGTCGTAGTGCCATTCTATAATCTGTAAGTATTTCGTATTTTCTTTCAGGAGTTAAATTATTGTGAGCGCCTGATTCAAATAACAATCTTCTTTGATATTCATAAGCTAATCTACCTTGTGCTTGTCTTACAGCAGTAACATACTCATCTTCAGATAAATCTACTCTGTCTCTATCTGCAAATGAATCAGCCCAAGCTACAAAACTAAACTCATCAAGTGGATTATCTGGGAATAAATAATATCCAACATCTGGATATATTTTTAATATTTCTTCATTGTCTCTGCCAAACTTTACACCTTCATCTGTATAACTTCTTTTTTTAATTTCTTTTGATTTAGAAACTAATAATGCTGTTGGGTCTAATCCAAACTGATTAACAAATTCTTTTGTAGCAAGAACTTGGTCTCCTCCATATTTTGAAAGTATTCTATAATATGCATCTGTAAGTATTGACATTCCATAAAAATGATGTTTAGGGTCATCACCTTTTGTTTGTAATGGGTCTACAAATAATCGTCCTCCTGGTGCAACTTCAATATCATATCTAATAACTGCACCTGTAGGAGCAGCAAACTGTATAAAAGTTCTTGCAGCAGTTAAAAACATAGCCGTCTTTTTAGCTTCTTCTAACATTCTTGCTTGTTTAGCTGGTGTAGTATCATCATATAATCCTGTAGTAACAAACATCTTAATTACATCTTTGTAAGTATTTGCAAATCCTCTTTGCATATCAGGGTCTGATGCACCCATAGACATTGCTTTTTTTGCCCAAGATGGTATAAGTGCATTTGCATATGTAGCTGGACTTAATGCACTTTTTGTTTCTCTTCCATATGGAAAAAATACTTTGTCTATTAATTCTGTTTCAGGTAATATCTTTGATGCAGGTATACCAACTAAAGGTCCAAGACCAGGAGCAGGATTACCTACAATCATATTTAAAGAAGATACATAGCCTTTAAGATTTATTTTTGCATCTGGTGCAGCAAGCTCTTCTCCTGTTACAGGATTTTTTACTGTTCTTGAATCTCTATTACCATCAAACATCCAGTTTGTTAAAAACTCTGAACCTGGAAAGAAAAACATTTCTTCTCCTGTCATAGCATCTGTATGAAAGAATCCTTCGTCATCATTATTTAAATCAGCTTTTCTTGCACCATCAATACCTCGTGTAATCTTTCTTGTTGCAAGGAATTTTTTTTGATTTAATAATCTTGACCAAGTACCCATTATTTCTATATATACTTCTGCGAATGGAAATGCTAAACGTAGCATATCAGAAACAACATGTCTTCTGTTTAAATCATAAAGAAGTGATTGTGTTTCTGCTAATGCATATGCTTTTGCTGTATCGTCTAAAGCATCTAAGTCAGCTAACCTAAGAAGTTTACCTTCATCTGCTGATACCTTACCTGTTGTATCTAGTGATTTTATAAATTTCTTTGGTAAGTTAGAAGCTTGTGCTTGTTGTTTAATCTGTTGTCTAAGTCCATCATCAAAATAAGCAATGTTAGTTTCTATAAATCTCCAATAGAATTGTCTAAATGCAGGAGAACGTGAAAGTCTATTTGTAGGTGCTGACATAACAATACTAAATAATCTTTCTATAGCAGCATCGTAAGAACTAACTCTTTCTCCATCCATATCAAATACAGATTTTTTCATCACGTGCATTGATTTATAAGGGTCTTTTTTAGCTAACCACTTTGTATATGCTTTTTTATTACCAATACTTGCTTTTCTTCCTATAGCTACAGTCTTACCATCAATATCTACAAGTATTGCTTTATCATCTATAGCGTTTCTACCTTTAGATATATGCTCTAGTAATTCTGCATCTCCAGTTTCAATAAGTTCAAATTCTATTTCTGATTGTGGAGATTTTCTGACTCTTGTCATTCCCTCCATATCTTCAAAAACTACACGTGTACCATCTGGTTTTACTTCTGTAACTTTATACTTTCCACCTGTTTTATAATGAACTCTAGCTGCTACTGAGTCAATATAATCATCAGCCCATTTTCTATCGTTTAATATTTTTATTTTTTGATATTTACCTGCTTCATCAGAACCATAAGCTAAAGCTGTTCTCCAACTACTTAAGTCTCCATCTTTATTCCAAAATCTATCTTTTATATTTTGTAGCCCTGCTTTAACATCATCAACACCACCTTTGAGTGTTGCTATTTCTGCAGCAATAGGGTCATCTACTAATTGAAATATTTCTGATACTGCAGCTCCGTGATATCCTTTTTCTCCTTTTTGAACCGATTTGAATGCAAAAGTTCTTTTAAGTTTATCACCATCTAAAATGCCATTATGTGACATAGACATACTTGCTTTATGATAAATACTGTCTGCTAATATTTCATTGTCTCGTATGCTAAACATACCTCTTTGTATTGTTCTATCTATATCAAGGTTTTCATATCCTTTTACTCTTCTTAAAACAGATTCTCTGTCTTTACCTAATATCCAAGCAAATGCTGACAATGGGTGTGTAAATACATTATCTAAATCTGCAGCCCACATTCTAACTTGTTCTTCACCAACAACTCTTGCTGTCCATGCACCTCTAAGAAGTATGAATGGTTTCCAAGCTCTATTCATATAGTTATCTCCTAACTTAGATAACCAACCTTGAACTAATGCATTAGCATCTGCATCATCAGCAGATAAATCAAATCTTTTTCTTGCAGTTTTAACAGTCATTTTTAACCAATCTGTTATACCTTTTTGGTCATTTGTTTGTAATTCAAATAATTCAGCAACTGGTTTTGCTAACATTTCTTCAAATTCAGAAACTTCAAATTCTCTTCCATCTTCTAAATCAACAGTTCTTCTTGCAGAAGTTACACTTGGTCTCTTTGAACTAGGTATTATTCTTGTCCAAAATTCTCTTGCTGGTGAAAACACTCTTAAAAATAATCTTGCATCTGGTAAAGGTAATGAACCTGATGCTAAATACTCTGAAATTAAATGTGCTGTAGGTCTTCCAACAACTGATTCTAATTCATCAAAATTAGCACGTTTCATTAAAGTATTTGTAGCTGTTGTCAATACATCATCTTCTGTTGTTATGTCAGAAAAATAATTAAGTATTTGGTTTGGAGATACTTTTGCATTTTTAAATACTTTAAATCCTGCTTTAGTATCAAAAGCATCTTGTGTTTTTGTAAATAAAGTTTTTAGTACAGGTGTTATTTTTGACGCATCTCCTGTTCTAGGACCAATAATATTTACAGTTGGATATTTTTTAATGAGTTCATGTATTTCTTGAACAAATTTATTATCTATTCTTTGTGCAGTATCAACTATTACTAATGGTCTGTTACCTTGATACACGCCTTGCTCAGGTATTTTAGCTTGTGACCATTTACCCTTTCTTGCATAGTTTATTGCACCAGTAGTTCCTTTACCTGCTGGATTAGTAACAGAATCTATTATTGCAATAGTTATATCTGCATCATCAATATTTTTTTGACTTCTTGCAACAAAATATTTATTAGCTGGCATCTTTTCATTTATATTTTTAGAAGTTAATCTATTTCTTTCACGTTGTAATGCCTCTAATTTTTTGACAGTAGAGTCATCATTAATATCATTAAGACGTGCTTGTAATTGTGTCTCATGTTTTGCAAGAGTTTGTTTTTCAGTATTGATTCTTTTTTGTAAATTTTTGTATGCTCTTTGATAACCAGGCATGTCAAAGCTATCATATTGTAATATTTTATTTGGACCTTCTTCTACTAAGTTTGTTGCGTATCTAAGTATTGACGCTTTAGATTCTAATTCTAATCTTGCACCAATAGATAATTCAGGAGCATCTCCATTCTTTATTCTTACATCTTCAGCATCTAATGCTTTTCTTGCAATGTAACCAGCTTGTAATTTATTTTGTATTTTTAAATCATCTCTAACTGGAGATAACTCTAATTCCTTATACGCTTTTTCTAATCCTTTTAATCTTGCTTTATCCTCAGCAACTTTTTGTTTTAATCTATTGTATGTTACAGTTGTAGCTCCTACTCTTTTATCTTTGAATATTGCTTCATTTTCAGTTCTTTTTATTGTTTCATCAATAAATCCAACTTGTCTTGCTGCATCATCTGTCAATCCATAATCTATTAGCTCTGCTTCGTGAAGCCCATAACTACCTGTTTTAGTTTGTGCAGAGTCTCCAAAACCAGGAGTTCCTGTACCCCCTGTTTCTATATCAAGTTCTTTTGCAACTCTTAATGCTTGTATTTCTGTACCTCTACCACCATTTGATATAACTTTTGCAGGTAAGATTTCTGCCTCTGCTAAATCTGTTGGTACTCTTTGTGCTGAATCAACTTTAGATAAAAAGTCATCTTTTATATCTTGTATGGTTCTTAATCTTCCAGACTTTTTAAAATTAGAGTTACTTATTATTTCATCAATAATATCTAAGGTTTGTTTCATGTTAAAAGAAACATTATCTAAATTATTTCTACCTTTATCTAATATGCTAATTTTTTGTAAGTTCCACGCTTCTTCGCCATATGCACCATAAAAATATTTATTAGCTTCATCGACACTAGCAACTAATTTACCAACTTGATTTACTACACCTCTAGGAATATTTACAGCTTCAAATTTATCCATAATGTGTCTAAGGACACCATTTTCACCACCATAAATATCTAACATCATATTTAATTTTTGTAGTGATGCAGGACTTCCATCAAGAGCTTGTATAACTTCATCATCCATAGCGTCAACTATTCTATCTAATGTACTTTTTGCAATATCATCATCAACTTTTGCAAACTTCATAAAATCTTTTAGTTCAAAAAATGTTCTATTCAAATCATCTGTTTGTATTCTTGGTGCAGGAAATACATTAAACAATCTTTCAAAAATACTATTTTTGCTATTTAACTTCATTGCAGTTTTAAATCCAACTGCTGAGACTTTATCACCATATACAAATTTTGCTGCAGCTTTTGACAATGTCCCATTAAATAATAATGATGTAGGGTCAAGCCTTTCCATAGCATCAGCAGTAATGTCTTCAGCAGCATTAACAAGAATATTTTTTATTGCTTGTTTGTCTTTAGTATCTCTTAATCTCCTATAAAGTTTTGCTCCACCTGCTGTTCTTGCTATTGTTTTATCTGAGATTTTTTTACCTTGTCCACCTAATAATATTTGTACTTCATCGTACGTATCTGCTTGAGCAAACAAATCTGCAATATCATCACCAGCTTTTGTTTCAAAATAAAACTCTCTAGCTTTTGGTATCTTAACTGTTTTCCTTACAACACTATCTATTAATCCACTTGCTTTTTTAGTTTCATTTAAATTAAAAGATTTTTTTATTGCACCTGCTTTTGCTAATGCACCACCAGCATAAGTTGCAGGGTCAGTAAGCACTGTATAAGCTCCATCAATAATTCCTGATAATAAATTAAAAGATTTTGTTCCTGGTTCAAATACTTCAACAGCAGCTACACGACCAGGAGATAATTTTACAGTACCCTTTCTACCTCTATAAGTACCTGCATGACCTTCTCTTGTATTCATTTCTAATTGTGTAATTGGTTTACCATAATATTCTTGTATGATTTGTTTTACTTCATCAGGATTTGCACCTCTACCAACTAACTCTTTATATACTTCTGTATTTTCTGCAACTGTAGAATTACCAAAATATCCTTGACCTAAGTTTACTTTTCTTCCTGCACGTAATTCTTGGAAGGCTCTTGTAGCAACTGTAGGTCCTTGGTCTTTTAAAGATTGTACAAACTCATTTCTACCATTAGGGTCAAGTAATGGTACTAATGTGCCTACACCTGTAAAAGCAAGTAACGGATTCATTTTTCTTGCAGAATAATATTTCATACCTGCTTGTCCATATTTTTTTACAAACTGTGATGCAGATTCCATTCCAACTACTGCACCTCTTATAGCACCTCTTCCTGCAGCCTTAACACCTTCCCACCATGATGTTTCTTTTTCTAAAAATCTTTCTACAATACTTGTAAATTCTGGTGAGTCTTTTGTTAATCCCATTAATGCACCTGCAACCTGCACGTCTTTTGGTAAAAAACCATAAGTCTTAGATATCTCAGACATGTTGTAAGGTATTGATGGGTTGTTAGCAAAAAAATTATCTATTTGTTGTGCTTGTCCTAATAACTCATCTCTGTATAAATCATCCTGGTCTTCTTGCCAGGGTGCTACCCAGTTCCACCTAAAAGCTGTCATTGAAATCGTTCAGATTCAGATTGTGCTGTCCCATCATTCATTAATGCTATAATTTCTTTACTCTGTAACACATTTGCCATTCTTCTTAATACCATGTCTGCATCATAAATAGGTTGCCCTGAAGCTGCCTTATATTGACTTGTAGATACATCTTCACCAGGATTATTGGTAGGTGTATCAAATATAGATTTACCTGGTTGTATAAATTGTCTTATTCTATTCATTCTTGGATTTGCAGGTTGTGCAGGTGTTTGATTTTCTTCTATAAACATTTCTGCACTATTTTGCAGTTCATTTAATTCTTCACCTTGTCCATAGCTTTCAGATTCAAACTGTGCTTTATTAGTTTGTGGACTATATCTTGTCATTTAAATCTCCATAATCAAAATCTTCTGGAACAACAAGTAAATCAATTCTTCCTAACTGTGGTATAAACGCAATAGTTATTGCATCAATAATAAAATTAGGTTTTTGTTGTTGACTCATTAGTCCTTCATTAAATGCATCTTCATACATTTCCCACATAGGTTGTTCTTCTACCGTGTAGTTATTTGCAATAATTTGTGCAAATGTAAAGTTTTCATCATTAACCAATAGCTCCTCCTAACAATGCTGCAAGATTTGGTGGTCCTTGTTGCTGAGGAGCTTGAGCCTGTTGCAAGACTTGTTGTTCTTCAGGACTAGGTTCTTCACCTTGTGTTGTAAAGTACTTTTCTAATATATTACCCATGTTTTTTGGATTATTATATATTTCTACAACAGCCATCATTGCACCTTTATCACCTTGTTGTGATTGTTGTAGCAACATAGAATATAAAATATCTTCTGTTTTTTGTTTTACAATTCTTTCATTTATCTGTGTAAGATTTTCTAAACCATCCATTTCTTGTTGCATAGTTTCTTTATCAATTATTCCAGCTTGTAATAACTGCAAACCAGTAATAATTTTATTTGGAGCATCAAAAGAAGCCATAGCTCCATACTTTCTTTTAGTAACAAAGTTACTGTCTATATCAGTTGCAGGAGTATAGTTTTCAGCAAATGATGCACCTTTGTATGTACCACTAATAGGTTTTCTTTGTCTTCCAAATAATTTTTGGTCTAGCTCTAATCTTTTAGAATCAACTTCTTGTAAAGCATTTTCTAATATTGTGTGATACTCAGAAACCATTGCACCAACACCAGCTTCTAATTCTTCAAGTCCTCTACCTGTAACAAAAGAGTTTGGAGATATAGCATCATCTTGTACAGGATATCCAGCTACAACTCTAAGTTGTCTTTCTAATCTACCTACAGATTCAAAGAGTTGATATGGTAAATTGTTTACAGGTTTTACTACTTGTGAACCAGGAGACAAATAGTTTATAGAGTTTCTACCTTTTCTATACTGTCCTGACTCTAGCTCTCCAATAATGTTTGTTTCTGTAAATACTGCATCTTCCATAGCTATTACAGATAAAATATTTATCTTTGCCATAGAAGCCATAAGTCCTATGACTTGGTCAAATTGCCCTTGTAATTTATCAAAACTAAATCTTTTAGCAACAACAAATGCTGGACCAGATTGTAATGGATTAGGAACAAAATCTAATATTTTTCTTGAAGCAGGATGTAATATGTAAGTTCCTTCTAAATTCATATATTCAAGTATTACCTCACCACTTTCATTTGAATTTTCCCAACTACCACTTTCTCCATAACCTTGATATGAAATGTTATAAGACTCTTCTTGTTTATCTTTGTTATCTGTTTCAAAATATGATTTAAGTTCTGGATACATCTGTATTAAGTTCTTTACAGGAACTTTTTGAATAATTGCAAGTTCTTGTGGTTCTTGCATATTTCCATAATATCCAGGAAAACAATCATAAGGATTACGAAGTTCTGCACACGGATACATGTTTCCATTTGCATCTGGTTTAGATGTAATAACCCATACTGCAAATCCATATCCAGGAAGCCATCTAGCCACTTGTGGAAGTTGTAAATCTAATCTTTGCATTTTATCAAATGCAGTAACGATTCTTTCTAATTTATCTTTTTTACCTTTATTTCTTTGACTATCTCTTGCATTTGTAATATGAACATCAAGTGTAGGTACTTTACCAATTTTTTGTGCAAGTCTATCTAAAGCAGATAATAATAAGTTTGGTGCTGGTAATGTATAAGAATCCATACCATCCATTCCTGGACCTAATAAATCTCTTATTCCATTTTCACCACCATTAAGAATGTTTCTGAATCTACTTCTATCTATAAGAGAATCATCATGCATCTTTTTAAGATTAGTTGCTCTATCTATAATCTGGTCAGGCGTCACATTAACTCCATGGTATATCATTTAAGTCTAACATATTGTAACCCTCATAACTAGGAGTGTAATCTAATCCCATATCTGCGTATGTTAGTTTTTGCAAGTTTCTAATAACTTTCATTGGAAACCAGCTTGCCATAACTATATCACTTTTATAAGAGTTTTTATTGCCTTTTGAAGCAAAATATGAAAGTTGTTTTGTATATGCAATACTCTTAGATTGTGCTTCTGGTGAACTAAAAGGTAAAACAATTTTATGTTCTGCAAACATTGGTGCTAAAGCTGTAACTCCAAATCTCTCATCCCATTTGTTTTTATGAGTTTCATGTCCTTCTAACTTTATTCCATGCATATTTGCAAACTGTTTTGTAGTTTCATCTTGGCGAATAGCTTTTTGAAAACCATTTTCTTCTATTACCCAATGATAACAGTTGTACATATCAAACCATTTTTTAATAAGGTTACGTGCTTCTTCAAGACCTCCACCTTGTTGATTCTCCATATCAACCATTTGTAACTTAATATCATCAACAGATGTTTCTACAGCCCATAAAAATCCTGCTTGATATCCTGTAGCAGCAGGGTCAAGTCCTGCAACAAGGTATGCAGATTGCGGTATATTACCTAAATCAACATTATGGTCATAACATTCTTTTATAACTTCTGGATTAAACAAAGATAAACCTTTTGCTTGTGCTTTATTAAGATATACCATCTCAAATCTTTGTACACCACCAGTAGTTTGTGCATCTCTTTTTCTATTCATAAGCCATCTAAAACTACGTTTATCTTCCCACAACATACAATCTTTATGGTCATCTTCATCAAACTCTGGTATTACACACATAGAGTCATGTGCTTCTTCAACTATTGTTTCCCATGCTTCATTTTCTAATAATGCTGAATATAAATCATCAGGGTGTTGTCTTGAGCCAATTACAACCATTGCGGTATGTTCTTCTTTTCTAGAACCTAATGTTGTAGTCCACCAGTTTTTAGTGTTTTTTCTTGATGCAGGTTGCATAGTTGATGAAAAGTCTTCAATGTCATCTGCAATAATTATGTCACAGTCTCTTGATAGAATCTTACCACCTCTACCTAAACCAACCATTGTAGGTGATTTTATACCTGAAACAGTCCTTGTAGATACTGTAAAGCCATTTTGTGACCAAGATTTACCAGTTCTTGTAGCTGGTTTAAATGAACCATTAGGTCCACAAAAATCTTCTTTAAGTCCTTCATTGTTCTCTAAAGTATCTAAAACAGAAGATACAGAGTTTTTTGCAATATCTTCATTACCACCTATCCAAAGTATTCTTATGTTTGGATTTCTACATATAAGCCAAACTACAAAGTGTATAAGTAGTTCTGTCTTTCCATGTCTTGGTGGTGACAATATCATTTGTTGTCCACCATTAAGTAATGCTTTATTTATAGACTTAATCCACTTATTGTGAAAGTCTGCTGTTTCAAAAGGTACACCTAGTTCTGTAAGAAAGTATCTATCTCTAAAACCTTTGAACTCTTTTAATGATTGCTTTGCATCATCAGATAGTTCCCAGTTTTGTGTAGCTGCTTCTATTTCTATATCTTCACGATATGCAGCCATAAGTCTTGCTACATTACCAACTGTACATCCTAAACCTGCAGCAACTTCTTGTCTTGTTATCTTTCCATTAAGAAGTTCTACTGCATAACCTTCATTAATAAATTTTTCGTAATACTGTCCACGTCTTACTGTTGCAGCTTGTGGTTGATTTACATCTTTGATAGGTAGTGTATATTCTTCACCTTTGTCTTTTGCTCTTTTGATACGCATAGATATTCTTCTATAACATTTTTTAGAACAATACTTTGTAGCGTTTGGTGGTAAAGAATTATTACAATCGTCTGCTATACATACAACATTTACCATTTAACCTTATTAGCCCAGTATGCTGCAGACATTTTACCTTTTTTGATATTTTTTGCGTGTCTAGCTTTAAAAGACTTTCTCCTTGCTTTCGACCTTGCATCTTGTTTTTTACCTGCAGTAGATACTCCCTGTTGACCAAATCTAATTAATTTAAGTTGATGACCATCTTGTGCTAAAACAATATGTGATTTCGTAGGATGTTTAGGAGTTCTTTTAGGTTTATTAACTCCTTTAAGATTATGTTTTTTTAAAAGATTTTTTTTTCTAGCTGTATTATGTGCCATTATTTTTTTGGTTGTCTTTTAGGTTTTTTTCTAAGTTTTTTAAAGTCAGCTCCAGTAATTTTATCAAAAGGTGGTGCAACTCTTGCAATTTTTTTCTGTGCTTTAGAATATCCTTTTTTACCTTTTGGCATTATCTACCAACCTTTTTTTGTGCAGCTTTATGTGCTTTTGTAAATGTAGAACCTCTTTTCATACTATTTACCATAAACTGCATATGTTTTTTTGTATGATGTTTAGCATGTCTTTTTAATGTTTGTTGCTGTCTTTTAGTTAACTTTGATACGTCAACACCTTTTACTTTCATTTCTTCTTCCTAATTTTTTTTATCTTACCATTTTTAGTTCTTGCAAACTTATGGGTCTTAGTTTCTCTAATAAGAGTACCATAGTATCTTTTACCCTTCCACATCCAGCTTACAGTTTTAGCCATTATCTTTTTTTCCTTTTTTTAGTAGCTCTTGATTTCTGTACAGCTTTCAAATCTATATATCGTCCTTCCTTATAAGCCTTAGCTGTACTTCGAATTTCACGTGCCACAGACGCTTTAGAATTTCTTTTATTCTGTAAATACTTAGAAGGTACACCTTTCTCATACTTAACCTTTCTTTTACTTTTTTTTCTTGGCACTCTTTCCTCGCTTTATGTCATTATCTTGAGAATGACCACCCCTAATAAAACTATTAACTCTCCCCATAGCCCAAGCAGCCATGGAAGCTGATTTAGAACCTGATGATAGATATGCTCCTTGTCCACGCCTATAAACTCTTGCGAGCTGTCCATAAGTGTATTTTGACTTTGCAGCCTTCTTTTGTAATGTAGCTTTTGTTTTTGCATTCAAGGGTTTCCTTGCAGGTTTTTTCTTTGCCATTATTCTTCCTT